TGTATTACTGAAGCGTGATTTAATTCTAATGTATCACCAATTGATTGCAGCGTTTTATTTGGTTTTAATTCTTTTAAGATATTACAATATAAACTTCTTATTTCTACTGTATTTTTCTTTCTTGTTCTTATGTTTATATCTGTGTCTGTTTCTTTTAGTATTATTTCTTTTAATCTTTCTGTTATTTCCATTTTATTCTGTTTTAAGTTTTAATAAGTTCCAACATTCAATATATCTTTGTCTTGCTTTTCCTTTGTGTAATTCTTTAAATAGTTGGTATATCTTTTTAGTATATTGGTATTTTGTTTTGCATTCTGCTAAATACTTTTCTGCATACTTTTTACCATATCCTTTGCAATAGTTTACGTTATCAGCTGTATCGCCTATTATCATTTGCTCATAAAAGTTATATCTTGCTTCTTCTTCTGATATATCATAAACTACTTTATGTTTAATATGATAGTTATACGTCAAGCAAGGAAATTGTTTATAGTCTTTATCTATTGAAACTATTATAACATTATCACGACCTATTTCATTTGAAAGTGTATACCAGTATTTAGCTACAACGTCATCTGTTTCACAACCGTAACCCCAAATAGAATCGTATTGTTCTTTTACATATTCGTGCATCTGATTTAACAATGGTGGTAAATTATTGTAATCACGATTTGCTTTATACTTTGGACTAATGTATTTTCTAAAATTACCTTTAGAACCTGAAAATGTTTTTACTTCATTTATTTCGTAAATATCTTCTAAGTGATTTATTATACTCATAAACACTTCATCAAACTTTACTATTGAATCTTCTAAGTTATGATGGAATCCATCATCTTCTATTGTTTCACGTTTCTTGTAGCAGCTTGAAAATATCAAACTATCTGCATCAAATAATACTACCATTAGTTTACGTTTTGATTATAGATTAATAACTTTAAAATATGATTGTAAACATTCAATTCACGTTCTGTGCTATTAATCATAATTGTTAAATGTTCGTCACTTAAAAGACTTTGCCCATTTATTAATTCATTTATTAACTTATGTAATTCTCTATCTAATCCCATTACTTTAGATTGTATTTTTATTAATGCTTGTTCGTTCATTATCTTATTTTTATATTATTTAAGTTTTCATAAGTTTCATCGTGATGCAAAATCTGTTTTATTTGCTCATAATACGTTTCTGATTCTTGCCATTCTTCTATCAATGCTTCTGCAACTTCAGTTAGTCTATTTCTAACATAAACGTTTTCTGATAAATTAGATAATTCAATACAGTTACTTAGTGTTTCAATAATTTCTTGCTTTGTCATAATTTCTATTTTTTTATTTTTAATTTATTTTCTACAAAAGTTTCATAATACCATTTTTCAAATGTAATGTTTTTATATGATGAACTACTAAATTGACTTCTCATATTTTTTTCTGATGCTTCCCAAGCTAACCTTAAACTTTTAATATCCATTTTAATTATCTTTTAATTGTTTTACTATTTGTTCTTCAAAATCGTCCATTTGTCTATCTAACAAATCTGTTGCATCAATACCATTTAAAGTAATATTGTAAATTGTAAATTCTTCATCAATGCCAGGATAGTCGTGTGTTCTTCTTTCAGCAGGTTGATAATCAAAATCAAACTCAAATTCGTGACCTAAATAATTAATTGTGTTTTTCATTTTCTTTTTATTTTATTTGTTTTAAAATTTCTATTTTTTTAAATAAACATATATTGCTTGTCCTTCATTATCAACTTGTTTAAATAAATAATTAGCTTCATTATCTGAATATCTGTAAATAATAAATGAATGATTAGAAGTTAAATTTCTATATTTTTCACATCCTTTATATTTCATAAATATTTCTAAAAAGTTTTTTGTATTATAACCACTATCACCAAAAATAACATAATCACATTTTGCACCAAAACTATTATCAAAAGTATTTTTTATAGCAACTTTATTTTTTTTTATACTATAATTTTTTGAAAATCCTTTTTCATTTAATTTGTTTGTCAATTCTTTTGTAAAACTTGTCATAATTTCTTGCTTTGTCATAGTGTTTGTTTTTATTTGTTTAATTATATATGCAAATATACACAAGATATTAACATAAAATACATTTTAACAAATATTTAACATAAAAAAAAGCTACTGTTTAAGTAGCCTTTGATTAATTATTTTTCGATACACTTCATTAACTGATTCTTTGTTGTTACCTCGTTTCCAGTTAAAGTCTATAATTCTATTTATTCTTTGAAGTGGTGATTGTTTACTTTTCATATTGTTTTAATTTTTCTAAATATAAGATTAAATCCATTGCTTCTTCTTGTGCGTGTTGTAGCCATTCTAAACGTGTTAAATCTGTTCTGTCTAATGTTGTATTGTATTTCTTTATTCCTACTTCAGAACGTTGTTTAAATTGTTCTATAACTGATTCTACTATTGTATCTTTCATTTTTTTAAATTTAATAAATATAATATATCGTTTAATCCTTTGTAATATCCTATTTCAACATCAGTTCTATTTTCTAAATATTTAGTATCAAAATCATTAATTGATTTTACTATTACTTTTATTATTTTTTTTCTTTTCATTTGTTAAATCTTTTTGAATGTTGTGTGTAAAGTTCCATTGTTTTTTTTAATGCATCGTATTCTGTAAATTCTAAATCTTGTACATTATCTTTTAAAGCGTGTACCTGTAATATATTTGATATTTGAAACTTAACTACTTTGTATTTCTTTGAGTTTTGTATTGGTTGTATAACATAAGCTAAATCATTCTTATGACAAATATAACTACATTGCAATTCTTCATCTGTTGGAATATATTTTTCTATTTGTTTCTTTGCCATCAGTCAAGTTTTAAGAATTCAGTTTCACCATATTGAGTAAACCATTCTTTATTTTCTTTATATTTGTCAATTACTGCATTTATAAATACTAACTCATCTATTGAACTTGTTTGTAGTTTCTTAACTATTGATTCAATGCTATTTAAAATGTTTGTAGTTGTTTCTGGGTCTGTATTGTAAATTATACTGTATTCTTTTCTTACTGTTTCTTCTAAGTCTTTATTTAAACTATTTATTTTGTGTTTAATTTGTTGCTTATACTGTTGTGTAAAAAATAAGTTTTCATTTGATTCAAGTAATAATTGACTTAATATTACTGATTTTAGGTATTCTTGTTGTATAACGTTTATTTCCATTGTTTTGATTTATAAAATTTTATATATTCTATTGGTATATCTATAAATTCTTCTTTAAATTCATATTCTTTTCCTTTAGCACATATTAGATTAATTGTTTTTTCTTTAAATTTATTAATTATTTCTTTATTTATAATAGCTAAATCTTCATAATTATTTCCCCATATAAAATAATAATCACATTCAGTATTTTTTTTTCTTATTGGTATATGAACAGTTTTAAATACATTTTTAATTTTGTCAAATACACTTCTAAATTCATTCTCTATTTTAATAATATTTCCTAATTCATTTTTAAATGCTAAATCATATTTTTTATAGTATTCAGTATTAATATCACCAATTAAATTATATCCTCTTTTATTCATTAAATCAACTGTAGCAAGTTTACAACACATATCAAATTCATCATACGCTATTTTATTAAATTTTCTTTTAGTATCCATTGTTTTGCTTTTGTTATTTCTAAATATGCTACTTCTTTTTCTATTCTTTGTGTGTTGTAAAATTGTGTTGTTGCTGGATTCTTAAAATTAGTTTCCCATTCAGGAACTATTATGTTTAAATTAAAAGAAAATATTCCTTTAGGAGTTGAATTAAAATACATTGGTGTATCTAAATGCTTTTCACATTCTTGCTTCATAGCATCGTACTTTTTCTTTTCAAGTAGTAAAGTGTCATAATGTGCTTTTCTACACTTTAATTCAAGTCTATGACCTGTGATGGGACTATAACAATCCCATCTGCTCATTTGATTCTTAGCTTTAACTAAATCAGGATACACATTTTCTTTTAACCAATTAAATAAATCAACTTCTTTCCAGTTAGTCATTCAATTTATATTCGTTATATACTTTTCTTAGTTCATCTATTTTGCCTTTCCAACAAGAACCACACGATGATAATTGAAGTCTAAAATTAAATACATTAAAGTAAATATCTGAAACTATTTTCTGTTCATCAGGTGTTAAACTTGTTTTTTTAGGGCTTACAAATTCACCAAGTAAATTATAATCTGATTCAGTTAAACAGTTAATGTTTCTGTTATATGAAAATAAATTATTTAAAGTTTCTTTTCGTTTATCACAACCACAATCTAAACCTGTTGCTTTACTAAATACTTCAACTACTGCTTTAATTCCCGTTGCTTCTGTGATTTGTTCTATTGTATCACCTAAACCTTTTGCTTTTCTTTTAGCCATTTTATTTGTTATTAGTTAATAAATCATATTGTAATCGTTTTCTATATAATCGGTATAATCTTTCTGAAATTTTGTATTTAATATTTCCTTGTAGTTTTTAATAGAATGAAATATAGATATTAAACTTATATTTGTTTCTTTTGCTATATCACGCATACTCATATCTGTATCCCTGTACAACTTAAATAGCTTTTTGTCATACCAATGCCAGTTATCTATTTCTTCATCTATTAATAAACATATGTTATTGTACGCTTTGTGTTCTTCTGTATTTGAATCATCAAATAATTCCCAACAATCATCAAAAGATACTTTATTAATCTTTTTCTTTTTATTGTAAAACTGGTAATATAAAGAACGTAAAGTAAAAAACATATATCCTTTTCTAACCAATCCTTGCGAATCAATTAACTTTGTAGCATCAGCATATTTCATTAATGCAATGTAACTTTCTTGGACTATATCTTCTGCATAATCAAACTCACCAAGTTTATGTATCACCTCAACCCATTCTTTGTGATGCTTCGCAACTTGTTCTAACCATTTGTAGTTGTCCATAGGAAATTAAAAGATATAAATAAAATTAGTATTTGAATTGTATGGTCTGTTTCTTCATCGTAAACATCATCGTTATATAAAGCACCAAACATAATACCTTTAATTGGTGTTATTAATATATCACAATCTACGAAATTCATTACTATAAAAACTACTGCTAAAACTAATACTAATAATACTATCATAATTATAAAACTTTAATTTTTAAAAATGCTTCTTTTTTTTCTGTAGTTACTTCTTTGATTTTAAAATTTACATTGATATTAGTTAATTCTGAATCTTTATCTTTTAATAGATTCATTATATTTTCTATTTCAATCCAATTATATTTTGAATCCATATCTACTAATTCTTTCAAATATACAATCTTATCATTTAAGTTTTTAAAATAACTTATTAACATTGCGTTATCTGAATTTAATACTAACATTCTTGTTGCTGAAGTATGTAGTTCTTCTAATATGTTGTTGATTGTTGTTGTCATAATAATTCTAATTGACTTGTTTTTGGTTTTTCAAATATACCTCTTGCAATATTAAAAATAGTTAAACCTGCTTCATAGTCTACTAAATTACGAGCCATTTTTTACACTGATTGTTTACCTTTATATTTTCTAAAATCGTAATCGTGAAATTCTGATAAACTTTTTATTAAATCTTTTTCTCGTGCTAAATCAGGGTTTTTTCTTTCATTTAAATTAGTAGGTAAATTAAAATTTGTCCAATATAAATGCCTTCCTCTTTTTTGTGCAGGTACTAATGTTTCATAAAAAGGTATTACATTTTCAACACAATATTTACCATCAAAAAAGTTATCTAAAAAAATTATTTCTTGATACAATTTCATATCAGGATATTGCATTTTTCTAATTGTTTTCATTGAAGTTTGAAATCTACTATGTGTAGGGCAAGGTGGTGAACTCCATATAAAATCAAACTCTTTATAATGGTCTAATAAATATTGGTGTGCATCTGCTACTATTACAATATCATTTGGAAACCTTTCTTGGTATAGTCTTGCAGCTTCTTCATCTAATTCAACAGCTGTTACTTCGCAATCTGTCCATTTGTACCTATTACCACCTAAACAAGCGTATAGATTTAAAACTTTGTATTTTTCCATATTAAAATATATCTTTTAATGGGTCGTAAAAAGCACCTTCAACTTGTGGCAATCCAAAATTATTCACTTTAAAACTAAAGTTTTCAAATGGTGCATTTCTTGAACGTTTACAACTTACTGTGACTAAATGTTTGTTTACTGTGTTTAATTCTAATTGTATTTGTGTTTCTGCTTTCTTTTCTAAGAATGAACCTAAGTGACCAGTTGGTTTATCAGTTCCAAAATTAGAATGTATTACTGTTATTATATGACAGTTTAATTCTTTAGTCCATTTCATTAGTTTCTGAACTACTGCATTTGATTCTTCTATATTATTTACATCAGAACATAAATCTGCTATTCCATCAATGATAACTAAACCTATATTTTTACTTTCTAATTTATCATATAAGTAGTATTCTATAAAATCAACTCTTTCTTTAAAACTTAACTGTCTTAATGCAAGTGTATGATATTTATCTGTTTTAATTCCAGTCATATCAATAGGACGTTTAAATACATTTGCAGCGTGAAAATTACCTTGTTCGGTATCAAAATGTATTAAGTGTTTGTTTTGTCTATCTGCTCTTAAATCGCCTCCAAATTGCTGTAATTCGTTTGCTAAATAAACTGCTGATAATAAACTTACAAAAAATGTTTTCTTGCTTTTAGGTGGCGCTTGTAAAAAGCTAAAGTTACCATAAGTTCCTATTGGTGTTGGATAACTAATTTCACCATCTTTAGTTTCATAACTTTTAAATCCAAATGATATTGCTGGTATTGGGTGTTCTATCTTTTCTAATGGATTTATAAAGCAATCTTCTTCAAACATTTGCATTAATAGCCTTTGTGCTTCTATATCCATATTATTGTTTTCTTTGTTTTTGTTTGTTTAAAAACTGCATACACAGTTAAAGTCATCTTCTGTTTCTAATTCTAATTTTATTGTTCTTGGTAATTCTGATAATTTAACTAAATCTGTAATTGATTTATGACCTCTAAAAGACACACTATTATATTTTTCTTCTTCATTTTTAAACCAATCTATAAATCTTGTGCCAAATATAATATTTTCTATTAAATTATTATCTGATTTTTTCCAACATAATTCACAATTACCAAATTTTCCGTGAAGTTCTAATTTAAATTTTTCTTTTTTCCATAATTTATTTAAATCTAATTGCGAAATTGGTGTTTCAAAATCTGTTAGTAATGGAAATATTTTTTGCTTTTGTTCTTTTATTTCTGCCCAAGAAATTCTTTTAGGCATATCTTCTTTTCTAAAACCTATTGCAATTTTATAATTATTAACTCCAAAAATATCATCACAAAGTTTTTTAGCAGGAATAGTTTTTAAATTTTCAGAACAATAAGGTGCATTTTGATTAGGTAAGCCATCAAATATACCTTTATTTTTATGTTCAATCATTTCTGAAAAAGGTAAAGCATTCATATTTAAATTATCATAATCAACAATTTTATATTTAATTCCTGTGCCTAAATCTTTTGAATAAATACCTTCTATTTTTATTAAAGGTAGTTCCCAATATTTCTCTATGTTTTTTAAAAAGTTTATTGTTTCAGGTCTTTCCATTCCTGTATTACAAAAAACAAATATCTTTTTATAATCAGCATATTTTTTATCAGTTTGTATGTGACGAGCCATTATAGCAGAACTTCTACCACCTGAAACTGTTACCATTAAATTTTTATCCATTGTTTCTTTGTTTAAAAAAAGGGGTTTTTACACCCCTGATTAATTTAAAAAGGCAAATTATCATCTACTTTTTTATCAGCAACTTTAATATTACCATCTGTCCAGACAACTGTACCATTACCTAAATACGATTTTGGCTTTTTAGCTTCACGTTCTTCTTTAGTTTGTGAATAAAAAGCAGAAACATTTTGTCCATACTGGTTAGATTCGTCATTAATAGCTAATGTAAAGTTATAAAAAACTTTTCCATCTTTTCCAGAAACAAACTTTTCTTTAGGTAATTTGTCAACTCTTAAACTTAAATTTAATAATGTACTCATATTATATATATTTATTTGCTTACCTTTTTTTACTGTTGTCAGCTATTCAGTTTTATTATTTACTTAATTCGTCTTTAACTTCTTTAGTTATTTTATACTTAGCTTCTATTGCAGAAACAGAACCACCACCTTTGATATATTCTACTGCTTTTTTAAATTCAGGTGTATTTAAGTTTAACCATTTTTTATCATCTTTTTCACCTTTATTAGTTGCATCAGAATCTTGTGTATCATCAATAAGTAATAAGTTACCCAATGCATACTTTTTAGCGTATGAACTTGCAGAACCAAACTTTTGTGGCATTTGCATACCTTTTTGTTCTAAGTCTACACCAACTATAGCTGAAGCAGTTAATGTGTCTAAATCATCGCTAATTGCAGCGACTGAACGTAACATTGGAAATTGTAAAAATTGTGATTCCACTATTGATTCTGTTATTGTAAAGTTTACTTGATATTTTTCATTGTATGGTTTTAATGCTTCTAATATATCTTCAGCACTTCTAAAGTTATATTTACCAAATGAATTGAATTTTGACTTATTAGCTTTAAATTCTTTTTGAATTAAAGATAGTTTTTGATTTAATGTTAATTCCATTTTAATTTGTTTTTAAGTTATAAATTTCTTTTTTAATTACAGTTTTATATTCTGCTGTAATTTCATCTGTTAATGCTTCAAAGCAATATTCAGCTAATTGATTGTTAATGTTTTCAAGTTCACAAACTCTTGCTTGTAAACTTTGGATTTGAAATCTTTGGTAGTCTGTTAAATCTTTCATACTATAAAAAATAAAAAGTTAGTGTTAAATAAATTAATGTAAGTGTAGCCATAAATGCTAATGATAATGCGAAATCTTTTAAATGTTGTTTCATAATGTTTGTTTTTAATTGTTATTTTTCTGCAAATATATAACTGTTTTTTGAATATAAAACTACATTAACAAAACTTTAACAAATAAAAAAAGCTACCTTTTACAGTAGCTTCTTAAAACAAAGAAAAACAAAAACAAATTATTAACCCAAATCATTAACCTTATTAGTATAGTATTCTATCATATCAATTAAATCTATATCTGCAAATTTAACAACTTTTTTAGATTCTATCATTAAATCTTCAGCAAAGTTATCACCATATTGTAAACATAATCTTTTACCAAATTCGAATTGTAAACCCTGATTACAAATGTTGCAAGAATAGCATTGAACTTGTACGTTAAATTCATTCCATCTTGTTGAATAATGCCTTCTTGATGCAAAATGACCTGCCTGTTGCTTTTTATAAATATTTTTAGCATTACAAGTATAACATTCTGATATATCATTTATAGCATATCTTCTTCTTATATATTGTGAAAAGATTGTATCAAGTTTTTTTATTAAAACACTTCTTTTAGGTTTTTTTTCCATTAAATATTATGCATTATATTGTATTTAGGTTTCAATAATTTAATGTATTTTTCTTCTAATTTTAAAAGTTCTGTATCTGAAATTTCATTTGGTAATTTAGCGACTATTGAAAAACTGTTAAATGTTTTTGATTTATCTTTATGGTGTGTTGAAATTCTACTTTGTATATTTATAGTCTTACCAATATAAACTATTTCATCATCATTTATTAAACAATAAATAAACTTAAAAAATAACATTTCTTTTTTATTATTAATTAAATAAGAAGTTAAACTTTCTTTTTTAGTTTTATTATTTTGTTTAATTTCTAATTCAACTGAAACTTTTGTTTTAATTTCTTTTTTTAGAAAATGTACATTAGTATAACCTTTTGTAGATTTTATCCAATTTTTAAAATTATTATATTCTGAATCTGAATAAAAGACTTTATTATAAATCTTATTTTTTCCGTAATATTGACATTTAATTATATATTCTAATTTCATATTTTATAAGTATATTATTTCGTTTTAAATATTACACAAATTTATATAAAAAAAAGTAAAGTAAATTTTTAAGTTACAGAATGTTATTAACAAATATAAATCTTCTGTATAAATAATAAACTACTGGAATTAAAAGTAACCACAAGTAAATAAAATAATTAGCTTTTTTATCTATTTCTTTTTTAAATTCTTTAACTGAAGTTTTAATTAATTCCTTTTTTAGTTCATTCTTAGACACTATTTTCTTTTCAATATGTAAACTATTATCTTTTACTTTTTTGTATCTTAAAACAACGTTTTTGTACGTTATACCGTTTACTACAATATCTTTTAAAGTATCTAAAGGTGTTATAGTAAATTCATCAGTATAAATATCGTTTTTAATAGATATATTTGTTTCTTCTTTTGTAACAATTTTAGTTTCTATTTGTTTCAAAGAATCTTTTTTAGTTTCTTGTATTGCTACTTTGCGTGAACCACAACTAAATAATATTAAACTAACTAAAATATATATCGCTTTCATAATTTCTTCTTCTTGTTAAACCCGCTACTTCTTTTTTATTTACTTTATTCCACTTCTTAAATTCTAATCCAATTAAAATATCATTGTGATTTTTATTCACTAATTTTAAAAGTGTACTATTCATAAAATTAGCCATTCCAATATTATAAGCTAAAGATACACAAGCATTGAACTGATTTTGATTTAAAGGTGTTTTAACTAAATTAGAAACTTTAGATGCAAATCTATCAGCAATTACTTTAAACATTTCAAACGCTTGTTGTTTGTTTATTTCTTTGTCTAACATTGTTACACGTTTACCATTTGGCTGAGGATAATAAGTGTTTCCATATCCTATCGTAGGTATCTTTGCAGGACACAAATAAGGTTTAGAACTATATCCTTCAAATTCTGTAATTAAAAGGTAGCCAGAATTATTTAACTTCATCTTATTGAAAATAATTTAAAAATTAAAGTAATCAAAGAACCAAATATAATTACAAAAGCAACTTTAAATTGATTTATATAAACAGAAACTTCGTTTTTGAAAACTTCTAAATTACCAACTCTGTCATCAATTTCTTTGACTTGTGAAACCATACCTTTAAAATTATTAAATTCACTTCCTAACAAAGCTTGTTTAATTTCTTTTATGTCTCTGCTTAATTGTTCTAAATTATCCATTATTTTCTTAATCTTTCAACTATGTTTGTAATACCTTCTATTCCTATGTAAGCAGTAGCAATAATAACCCAATCAGATGAAGTTAATTGACCGCTAAATAAACCTCCACAAGCTACCAAAAAAACAAGTAACTTGCGTGAAATCCATTTACTTAATATTATATCAAATTGCTCCTTGCTCATCTGTAATTGTTTCTACTCCCGCAAAACTATGTACAGGATTGTTTGGAAATATTTCACTTTCGAAAACTATTTCAATATCACTCATAACATCAAAAGCATATCCATCAGCATAAACAGGAGCAGTTAATTCTTTAAAGTCTGCATCGTATGTTCCATTTGTTAAAACAATTTTACCAATTTCAACAATTGCTTGAATACCTTGCCCGTAAGATAAATCTTCATTATAAACTCCTTTAGCTAATAAATCAGCTATTGCAGTTTCTTTGTTTATATAATTTAAC